GGTGACGCTGGTAGAGATGGGCGTGATGGAGTGGATGGTGTTGATGGTGTTTCTGTTACCTCTGCTCGGATTGATTTTGATGGTAGCCTTGTCATTACACTTTCTTCTGGTGTTGAACTCAATGTTGGTGAAGTTGTTGCTCCTGATCTTGCAGAACGCATCAAAGTCATTACTAATGGTGGCGGTACTTCTCAGTCTGTACTTGATACTCTAGATTCTTTACAAACTCAGATTGATGATTTGATTCCTAGCCAGACAGGAAACTCAGGAAAGTTTTTAACCACCAATGGGACAAGCACTTCATGGGCTTCAGTTGCTGGTGGATTGAGCTATCAAGGCACTTGGAACGCATCTACCAATACGCCAACACTTGCGAGTAGCACTGGCACAAATGGCTATTACTACATTGTTGCAACTGCTGGCTCTACGAATCTGAACGGCATCACTGATTGGCAAGTTGGTGATTGGTTGCTGTTCAATGGCACAGTTTGGCAAAAGATTGACCAATCTGAGACATTGCAATTTATTACCTCAACTGATGGTAGTGTTACTGTCACTACTACTGGTTCTACTGCTGATTTGAGTGTTGCTGTAGCGGCATCCACTACAAATGTAGTTTGCTTGGTTCGCAATACAACTGGTGCAACTCTTACCAAAGGTACTGCTGTTTATATCAGTGGTGCTACTGGTCAAAATCCTACAGTCACTAAAGCACAAGCAAACAACGATACAAATTCAGCACAAACACTTGGTTTGATGAGTGCTGATCTGGCAAACAACTCTAATGGTTATGTAACCATTATTGGCTTGATTACTAACATCAATACATCTGCATATGCAGATGGAGATCAGTTGTATTTAAGCCCTACGACTGCTGGTGCTTTGACTACGACTAAATCTTATGCGCCAAACCACTTAGTTTATGTCGCTATTGTTGAATACGCTCACCCAACTCAAGGTAAGCTGTTTGTCAAAGTTCAAAACGGCTATGAGTTAGATGAACTACATAATGTGTCTGCTCAGTCCCCTAGCAATGGTCAAACAATTATCTATAACGCAACCACTTCATTGTGGGAAAAAGGTAATCTAACTGCTGGAACAGGTATTTCTGTCAGCAATGGTGCTGGTTCAATCACTGTTAACAATACTGGAGTAACTTCAGCCGTTGCTGGAACTGGAATCTCTGTATCAGGTGCTACTGGTGCGGTGACTATTTCAAATACAGGAGTGACATCTGTAACTGGAACTTCACCTATTGCATCAAGTGGAGGAACAACTCCTGCAATCAGTTTGGCGGCAAGTTATGGAGACACCCAAAACCCTTATGCGTCTAAGACTGCCAACTATGTCTTAGCCGCACCTAATGGGTCTGCTGGAGCACCAACATTCAGGGCAATTGTTGCCGCTGATATTCCTACATTAAATCAAAATACAACTGGTACGGCAAGCAATGTCACTGGTACTGTTGCAATTGTAAATGGTGGAACTGGTCAAACTACTGCAACAGCGGCATTCAATGCACTTGCACCAAGCCAAACAAGTAATTCTGGAAAGTATTTAACTACTGATGGTACAAATACATCTTGGGCAACAGTTGCATCATCAACAACAAATGCCTATGCTTATGCGTGGTTCTTAAAATGAGGAAACTATGATAGTTTTAGACACAACTTCAAAATCTATAACAGTAGTGATGTCTGGTGCGCCAGCTACTACAAATCCTCATTACACAACTGCTTATGCTGACAATAATGGCACAAGTTTTACTGAGGGTGCAAGTGATGGAACTTTAAATGGAACTACAGCAGTTACTGTAGTTTCTGCACCAGCATCATCAACTCGTAGAATTGTGAATACTATTACTGTTGAGAATACAGATACAGCGGCAGTAACAATTACTGTTGGTTATGTTAATGGTGCAAATACAAGAACTTTAGCTAAAGTTACTTTACAAGTTGGTGATACTTGGACTACCAGTGGTGCTTATGATACCAATGGAAATCTAAAACAGATTATTGGAACTGTTAACCTTGCATCTCAAGTTACAGGAACTTTACCAATAGCAAATGGTGGAACAGGAGCTACTACATTAGCTGGTGCATCTATTGCAACATATACAGGAACTGAAACACTTTCCAATAAAACACTGACAAACTCAACAGTTACAAATTATGTTGAAAGTGTGGTTGCAATTGGTACTGTTACAACATCCAACACAATTTCATTGACAAATGGAACAGTGCAAACTGCAACTTTAACCGCATCAACTGCTTGCACATTTACCATGCCAACAGCTACTGCTGGCAAATCATTTGTGTTGTTGCTTAAACAGGCGGCAAGTACAGGAAATGGCACAGCCACATTTACTTCTGTGAAATGGGGTACTGCTGGCGCACCAACTATTACAGCAACAGCTGGAAAAATGGATATTTTGACTTTTATCTCTGATGGTACGAATTGGTATGGTTCTATTGCACAAGGGTATACGCCATAATGTTTGCCGCTAAAAACTTTTTTCTTGCTAGTGCCATTGTTCCAACTCCGACAGTTGAATATTTAGTTGTTGCTGGTGGTGGTGGAGGTGGTGATGATTCAAATAATGGCGCTGGATGCGGTGGCGGTGGTGCTGGTGGATTTAGAACAGCAACATCTTTTTCGGTAACGGCTGGAACAAGTTACACCATTACAGTCGGAGGTGGTGGCGCAAAAAATACAGCGGGTTCAGATTCTGTTTTTAGCACTATTACTTCTACTGGTGGTGGAAAAGGTGGGGCTTATTTAGCGGGTGCTGGTGGCAATGGTGGCTCTGGTGGCGGTGGCGCTGGATGGCAAAGTACAAGCACTGCTGGAGGAACTGGAAATACGCCAAGCACAAGCCCAAGTCAGGGAAATAATGGCGGTTCTGGATGGGGAGGCATAGGGCATTTTTCAGGTGGTGGTGGAGGTGGTGCAAGTGCCTCTGGTGGTTCTACATCAAGTACCACTGCTGGGTCGGGTGGAGATGGAACAGCGTCATCTATTACAGGTTCATCTGTAACTTACGCAGGTGGCGGTGGGGGTGGTGATGGAAATGTTACTGGTACTGCTGGTTCAGGTGGCGCTGGTGGAGGTGGTAAAGGTGCAAGCAGAAGTGGTACTGATTCTGTTGCTGGTACAGCGAACACTGGAGGCGGTGGTGGAGGGGGCGCATACACTCCATATCCAAATGGTGCGGCTGGTGGCTCAGGTGTTGTCATTATTAGATATGCAGACACATATCCAGCGGCAACATCTACAACAGGTTCGCCAACTATTACTGTTTCTGGTGGGTACAGAATTTATAAATGGACAGGATCAGGGAGTATTACAATCTGATGGCACACTTTGCACAACTTAATGAACAAAATATCGTCATACAAGTAATTGTCGTGGCAAATGATGAATTGCTTGAAAATGGTATAGAAAGCGAAAAAAAAGGAATTGCTTTTTGTCAGTCTTATGGTGGCGGCGAGTGGAAACAGACCAGCTATAACGGGAAAATTCGTAAAAACTACGCTGGTATTGGATACACCTTTGATGAGCAAAGAAATGCATTTATTCCTCCACAACCATATCCAAGTTGGACATTAGTAGAAGAAACTTGCCAATGGATTGCGCCTGTTGCCATGCCTACTGATGGAAAAATATATAAATGGGATGAATCTATAACAAATTGGATTGAGAAATAACATGACCCCAGAACTACAAAAGTACTACGAAAGTAGGTTTGAGATGATGGGGAATCAGGGTTGGAAGGATTTAATTATTGATATTGACAATATGATAGAGTCACTCAATAATATAAGCGTAATTCCTGATGAAAAGACCTTGATGTTCAGAAAAGGTGAACTTTCCATCTTGACTTGGCTGAAAACTTTGAAAGAAGTCAGCGAACGAGCCTATGAGGAATTGAATGAAAAGAATGTATGAATTTGTTTGCAAAAGCGGACACAGAATTGAGAGGTACTGTGATTATGAGGCACAGGAAACTCAGTGTGAGTGCGGTGGTTCAGCCAATCGCACAATCAGCGCACCAAGCGTCAACTTGGAAGGTTGGTCGGGTCATTTTCCATCTTCATGGATGAAATTTGACAAGAAACACCGAGACAAATTGGCGCATGAGCGCAAAGCCACAACATAAGCATTTATGCCGTTGTGATCTCCTAGAACCCAAAAGTGGCAGGAAAAAGGAAAAAATATGTTGATTGATAACCCAGACGAGTCGCAGAGTGAGTTAGACATTGTTGAGAGTCAGAAACTTGACTCAATCATTGAGCAAGCGTCAGATGATGTCCCTGAGAAATACAAGGGAAAACAGTTATCTGACATTATCAAGATGCACCAAGAGGCTGAAAAGCTCATTGGCAAGCAAGCTCAAGAGGTTGGTGAAGTTAGAAAACTCGCAGATGAACTCATTAAGCAAAACCTTGCTGGCAAAGCTCAACCTATTAAAGAGGAAGAACCCGAAGTAGATTTTTTCGAGAATCCACAGGCGGCTGTTCGTAAGACTGTTGACAATCATCCTGATGTACTTGCGGCTAGACAAGCTAGTCAAGAGTTCAAAAAGATGCAGATTCAGCAAAAGCTGGCGCAAGAACACCCTGATTTCACTCAGATTGTTCAAGACCAAGACTTTGCGAATTGGGTGAAATCTTCACCTGTTCGCATTAGCTTGTATGCAAAGGCTGATGGTGAATATGATTACGACAGTGCTAACGAATTGTTGAGCACCTACAAGCAATTGAAGGGCATTAAGGCAAAACAGACAAGCGAAGCAGGGGAAACCCAACGCAAGTCAAACCTTAAGGCGGCAACTGTTGATGTTGGTGGTACTGGAGAGTCTGGAAAAAGAGTTTACCGAAGGGCTGACCTTATTCGGCTGAAGATGCAAGACCCTGCAAGATACGATGCTTTAAGTGATGAAATCATGGCGGCATACAGTGAAGGTCGAGTGAAATGATAAAGGAGACAGACAAGGCTTGGTTGGCGGGTATTATGGATGGCGAAGGTTGTATTTCACTTCTGCGTAGACATACATATTATGTGCCTTCTGTAAAAATTGCTAATACTAATGAAAAACTGATTCAGCGTTGTAAAGAAATTTTAGATATGTGTGGTGTTGTTTATTCTGTAACATATTTTGATAGGAATGAGCGTGTAAATGCAAAGCCTTCATGGACTATTGTTATGGAATCAAGACCTAGAGTTGTAGCAGTATTGCAACTTCTTGAGCCATATTTAATTTCTAAAAACGAGCAAGCAAAACTTGTATTGGATTGGTGTTCAAAAGGTAAAAGGCAACCAACAGAAACCAAAGAATTGTTTATTGACAATATCAGAAAACTCAACCAGCGTGGCAGAGTTAAGTAACCCTAACTTTTGATCTTTTTGGAGTACACAAATGGCAACATCATTTTCCCCTAGTGGTTCAGTAACCACAACCACAGCGGCTAATTTCATCCCTGAAATTTGGTCAGACGAAATCGTTGCGGCTTATAAAAAGAACCTCGTTTTAGCCAACTTGGTTATGAAGATGAACTTCAAGGGCAAGAAAGGTGACACTGTTCACATTCCTGCACCTACCCGTGGTTCTGCTTCTGCTAAAGCCGCTGAGACAGCAGTCACTTTGATTGCCGCTACTGAGTCTGAAGTACAAGTGTCTATCAACAAGCACTATGAATATAGCCGCTTGATCGAAGACATCGTGGAAGCACAAGCTCTGAACTCCATGCGTCAGTTCTACACTTCTGATGCTGGCTACGCCTTGGCTCGTCAAGTTGATACCGACTTGGTGCAGTTGGGTCGTTTGGCTAATGGTGGTTCTACTGGTGCTCAGTACGGCTCTGCCTACATTGGTGGTGACGGCACAACCGCTTTTGACTACACCGCAAACACCAACACTGGTAATGCGTCTGCTCTGACTGATGCCGCAATTCGCCGCACCATTCAGCGTTTGGATGACAACGACACTCCTATGGATGGTCGTTTCTTCCTGATTCCTCCTTCAAGCCGCAACACTTTGATGGGTTTGGCTCGCTACACCGAACAAGCATTTGTCGGTAATGGCAACGCTATCCAAAATGGTGAAATCGGTAATCTGTATGGCATCCCTGTGTTTACCTCTAGCAATGCTGACTCAGCATCTGCAACAGCCGCTTACCCAACTAGCGGTAGTGCTATTGCTCGTGTCTGCTTGATGGGTCACAAGGACTCTATGGTTTTGGTGGAACAAGTTGGTGTTCGTTCACAAGTCCAGTACAAGCAAGAATACCTTGCCACCCTGTTCACAAGTGACACTCTGTATGGCGTAGCCGCCTTGCGTAGTGCCGCTACAACTGGTGCGGCTAAGTCTTCTTCCATGTTCGCTTTGGTTGTTCCTAGCTAATTGCAGTTGCGCCCCCTGCCCTAGTGGTGGGGGGACTTTTTTAACTTAATTAGGAGAAATCAAAAATGGCAACAGCAACCGCAGTTGTAACACGCAGAGGAAATGACCAATTTCGTGGTTTGTTTTCTGATACATGGGCAGTCACTTGCACATTAAACGCTGGTTCACTTACCGATGGTACTGGCGAAACTGATGATGTAACAGTCGCTGGAGTCGCTTTGGGCGATATGGTGATTGGTGCATCTTTGGGTGTTGACTTGGTTGGTTTGACTGTCACTGGCTATGTCAGTGCCGCAAACACTGTCAAGTTCCGCATTCAAAATGAGTCAGGTTCAACTGTTGACCTTGCCTCTGCAACAATGAAAATTGTCGTAGTTCGCATGGTGTAATGAATGGGGGGCTAGTCCCCCCTTTCTTATTTAGGGGGTTTTATGGCTACTTTTCGTTGTCTCCAATCGGGTAATTGTGTGACTTTTACCCTCCAACATGACATTGATTCCATGAAGGGTCATCAGGGTTATGTGAGAGTTGATGAACCAGAAGTAACCATAGAATCTGTAGAATCAGAAGTTAGAACAGATACCGCCTTTCGTGCGCCTGTCATCCCCACAATTAAGCGTATGGGTAGACCAAGAAAGGTAGCAAATGTCTGATGAATTTGGTGCAAGAGACTTTGGCAAATTAGAGGCTCAAGTTGAGGCACTCCAAAAGGAGATGCACACACTTAGCGCAGATGTCAAATCCCTTTTAGAACTTGCAAATAAATCTAAAGGTGGCTTCTGGATGGGGATGACCATTGCCAGTGCCATCGGTGGATTTATCACCTTTGTTGCTGATAGGTTGTTCAAATGAAAGAGGGACTTCTTTCAGGAGAAGTTTGTCCTTTACCTACTCAGGACATTAAACTCAATCTCAAGAACCGAAACAATGCTTTCAAGAACTTTGGTTATGGTGCGCCAAACCCACTTGAACCTAATGAAGCGTTTTGGCTGAAGAAAGCCAAGATGTATAACGCACCTACCGAAGTGGTAAAAACCATGCGTTGCGGTAATTGTGCGGCATTTATTCAAACTCCCAAAATGATGCAGTGCATCAAAGATGGTCTAGAAAAAGGCAAAAGCTCAGAAAATGAGCTTGACTACGATCAGCAGTTCATTGATGCCGCTGACCTTGGATTTTGTGAATTATTCCACTTCACCTGTGCGGCATTGCGTACCTGTGATGCTTGGAAATCTGGTGGTTCTATCAAAAAGGATTAAAAAATGGCGTCTTTAACTACTCCAGTTACCCTGTTGAATGCTGTAACGGCTACAGGGGCATCTAAAGCTGTTCAGGTGGATGCTGGTGCGCCAGCAATTCTCCATGTAACAGGCATCACTACAGCCACTGTTGCTCTGCAAGGTAGCCTTGATGGAACAACATTTACCACCATCAACACTGCTTTGACTGCTGATGGTTTTGTGACTTTGGCTAATGCTCCCAAGTATTTGCGAGCAAACTGCACTGCATACACTTCTGGCACGATCACCGCAAAGATTCTTTACTAAGGAGAAACCCTATGAAAAAGCCCACAATGGCACAGAAAAAGGTTGGTAAGGTGATGAAAGAGTACAAGGCAGGAGAACTGCACTCTGGCTCTAAAAAAGGCAAGGTTGTGACCAATCCTAAACAGGCGGTGGCAATTGCCTTGTCTGAGGCAGGGATGTCTAAGCCTAAGAAGAAGATGAAATGAAGCAGGGTCTTTATGCCAATATTTGGGCTAAGAGAAAAAGAATAGCCGAAGGGTCTGGCGAGAAGATGAACAAGGTGGGTTCTAAGAATGCGCCTACAGCCGCTGACTTTAAACAAGCGGCAAAGACTGCAAAGAAACCTAAAAAGGGGAAGTGATGAAGACTCCAGCTTGGCAACGCTCCGAGGGCAAAAATCCCAAAGGGGGGTTGAATGCCAAGGGGAGAGCATCTTATAATGCAGACACTGGTGGCAACTTGAAAGCACCAGTAAAGTCGGGGGATAACCCTCGCAGAGCAAGTTTCTTGGCTCGCATGGGCAATATGGCTGGTGCAGAGTACAAGGATGGTGAACCAACAAGACTGCTTCTTTCGCTTAAGGCATGGGGTGCATCCTCAAAGGCTGACGCAAAGGCAAAAGCTAAAGCTATATCCGCAAGGAACAAGGCGAAGGCAAGCAGATGACTTACTTAGAACTTGTAAACGATGTACTCGTAAGGTTGCGTGAAGCAACTGTTTCGACTGTTTCCGAAACAACCTATTCAACATTGATTGGCAAATTTGTCAATGATGCAAAGCGTCAGATTGAAGATGCTTTTGCATGGAATGTGCTTGGCACAACCATTACCCTTTCTACAACTTCTGGCACATATTCTTATGCCTTGACTGGTGCTGGTCAGAAGTTCCAAGTTCTTGATGTTCTCAATGTCACAAGCAATTTACGCATGAAGAACATTGATTTTGCAACTATGAACAGGTATCAGAACTTCTCTACACCTGTGAATGGTATTCCTGCCTACTATGCCTTTGATGGTATTGATGGCAGTTATGACACCAAAGTCACCATCTATCCTCGCCCTGATGGGGTTTACAGCATTCCATTTAGCCTGACAGTTCCGCAAGCAACACTGTCATCAGACTCAACAGTCATCAAAGTTCCTGACACTTTGGTTGCTCAGAATGCTTATGCTCGTGCATTAGTTGAGCGTGGTGAAGATGGTGGTTTGTCTTCATCTGAGGCTTATTTGCTTTACAAGTCAATGCTGTCTGATTACATCGCATTGGAAGGCACTCGCTATCCTGAGAATCAGGAGTTTGTGGCAGTATGAGCCAACTATCTTGTAATTTTTGTAAAGAAGAAAAAGATAAAAGCCTTTTCCCAAAGGCTAATGGTAAGTCTCGTGGATACGCATGGGTTTGTAAACAATGTAAAAAAGAAATTAGAATTGCAAAACATAATTCAATGACAGTAGATGCCGTAAA